CCATTTATGTAAGCTTCCTGTTGCTATTGCATTTCTTAAATTACTATTACCTGTATCTGTAGCTGAAATGTTATATCTATAAGCTTTAGCAGCTTCGTCATAAAAATACTCTGTTCCTTTTTCTACACGACCACCTGTTTTGATTCTTATACGTGTTTCAATAGATTGTAAATATTGGTCTATAAAATCACTGTCATTTAAAATCTTACTAAATCTACCGCCACCCATATCTACAAGTTGTTCTCTAGCTAATGCACCATCTTTACTTAAAATCCATTTAGAAAGTTTGTCACTACCATAACCATATTCAGCTACTTTTCTAGCTATTTCGTCACTACGCAATAACATTAATTCAAATCTAACTGCTTCTACATAATCATCTGCATTAGTTCTGACACCTTTTTCCATTTCAGTTTTAGTACGCATAACATACTTAACATTTTTATTTTTAATAGTTGCTCTTCCTTGCAGCCCTGCAATAGAAAATGTTTGATTCATAGCTTGTAAATGTTCAAAGCTATCAAGCAATTTATTTTCATCAATAGAAGATGCACCACCTCTAACAGCTCTAGCAACTTTTCCTTCACTTCCCATAGTTACCCACTGTATATAGTGTATTGGGTGTGTAAAAAACGAATCCATATGTCCAGCAGCAAAACGCATTGATTCTTCTAAGAAAACTCTACTAAAAAAAGCATATCGTAATAAAACAGCTGGTTTAAATATATTACGATTGTAGTAATCTAAAGCCATTGTTACCGCATCTTGACCTAGTTTATCTACAGGTATACCTTTTAATTGTCCTGTTGTGTAATCTATAAAAGGATTTTCTGTATATTCTTTACTAAATCCAAATTTATATTTAGTCATGTAATCTTTAGCATTTTTTACAGGTATTGTAAATGTTTGTGTTAAAGAGTTCATATCATCGTAATAAGTAAACAATGAAGACATAGAACGTTTCATTAAATTATAATCTGTTAACTGTACTGAGTTATCTGCCATTTCAGACATAAGATGTGCAGTAGGTATAATAACTTCTCTATCTGTACCATCCCAATTTTTATAAGTCATTTTTTCTAGACCTTCTGGTAAATTTCCTGCAAAAGGCATGTCATCCCCAAATTCGTTAATAAACATAATAAATCTATCTTCTTCACCTTTAGAATAATTTTCTAAAGCTTCTGCCATAATTTCGTGATTACCGCCTTTAGCTCTAACATGTTGTATATCTCTAACTCTTTGTTCATAAGCAAACTTTCTAATAGTTCTATGGTCTTGGTATTTTAATCCTCTAAATTCTTGTAGTATTTGAGAACCAACTGCTGAGTCATAACCTGTACTTTGTAAATGTGCAAACAACTGGTCATAAGCTTGTGAAAAGTTTCTTAAAGGTAAACCCATTTCAGGTATTAGTCCTAGCATTCTTTGTTGTGAAGGAGTACTACCAGCATTAAAAGTAGAGTTGAACCCTAACATTTTTTCATATTTTTTACTTGTAATACTTGTTAACTCTTCTACATTAGATTTAACATTCAAAGCAGCTTCTATTAATTGTTCTTTTTTAGGCAACCATCTACTAGCTGCTAAAGTTCCATCAATAATTCCATCATTTTTTGACAATGGTTTTAATACAGATAAAAACTTTTTGTTAGGTGTTTTACGTAAAGGAGACATTGCAATATTCATACCTTGTCCTAAATAACTTCTAGCACTTCTAAATGCTGCTTGTTCATTTCCTATAGTAGATAAAGCTTTACCAGCTATTTGTTTACCAACGTTTGTAGAACTTTGTAATTTCTTACCAGTTTTTGCTGTACTTACCAATGCTTTGTTTAATGCAAAAGATGCAACTTTAGGCATAGTATCTATTTGTGCAAAACCTTTGCTAGTGTATTTACCAATACTTACACCTTCGTCTAATAAAGAACCAAATAACTCTTTAATTTTTGCAGGGTTTTGTTCTTCTACAACTCTACCAACAAATCTACCATCTAAACTTCTAAAGAATGGATTAGCTTTTATAACCATTTCGTCTGTTTCGTCAGCTAAAGAATAAAATAATTGATTCATAAACGGTGTATCTAAAAATTCATCTTTTGTTTGTCTAAAAAATTTAGGTACACGTTCACCAAAAAAACCATATTGTTTTACTTGTCTATTAGTAGCTTTAGTAACTCTTGCTGCACCAGTATCAATAGCTTTTAATTTAGCATTAGCACCTAGCATATAATCTTTAAGACCTTCACCAGTTAAACCGTCTATATCTTTAGCAATTTGTTCTTCAGCTTCTTTTCTTAAACCCTGTTGATTAAGTTTAAATCTTTTACCTGTAGCTAAAACTTCTCCTGTTTCTTGGTCTAAAAGTTTATTTACACGTCTAAGGTTTTTAAATTGATTCATTACTTGACCTACACCTTTATCTAAAAGCAATTCAGGAACTGCTGAATAAGCTAAGTCAATAGCACCAGATAATTTGTTATAAGTTTCTGTACCAGGTGCTGATACAAAAGCTGCTTGATACCTTCCAGGTGAATAAGGAACTAATTGTTGGTAACCTTCTTGAGTCCTTCCAGGGTCATCAGCACTATAAATAAATCCTTTATTTCTTCTACCAGCATAAAAGTTTATTTTATTAGGATTATCAGAGCTTAAATAGTTTATTTCACCAGGTTTATCTAATGGTGCTAATGGTTCACCAATTTTTTTGTATATGAGTTCTTTAGCTTTTTCTGGTGTGTATCCATAAATATTTACTAAGTCATTGTATTGAGGCATTTTTTCTACATCAACAGTACTAAATATAAACCATCTGTCTCTGTCATAGTTAATTGGTTCATTGTTAGCTACTTTCATACGCATAGCTTGATAAATTGTATCTCCAGCCATATCTTGAGCTTCTTTAAAAGAATCTACTAATTTGTCTATTTTCCCAGACCAGTTAGTATCTACACCTAAATTAGCTATTTGCGTTTTACTTATATCAATTCTTGGTACGTTTATTGCAGTAGTAGGGTCTACACCATCTCTTAACATTTTGTCATAAGCTAAAACAGAAGACATGTATTGCCAAATTCTACCTGCCATAGGAGCATCTGGGTTAGGAACAGTAACTGTATTACCACTTTTATCTTGTACGTCTATTTGAAAACCGTCTTTATAAAAACCAGTATTAGGCAAAAAACTGTATTTAGAAGCTGTTTCTTTATAATGGTCCATAGCTGCACCTATCCACACACCATACTGTGTATCACCTTTAATCCAATTAGCAGCTGTGAATCTCATATCATCTACATATTCGGTGTTTTGATACTTATCGTTCATAAACTCCCAGATTTCAGCTTCTTTCTTAGAAAACTGTTCATACAGTTGTGAATTAATTTCGTTTAATCTTTCTGAGTTAGGGTCCTCTCCAAGCTCTGCAGCTGCTTTAACTGTAGCTTTAGGAAGCATAGGATTGTTTTCTGTTATGTTTATAACGTTTTCTGCTAATTGTGGATTAGCTTTAGCTATTTCTTTATAATTTTTGTATAATCTATTTTGTCTATCTTTGATTTTTAAAAAATCTTTTTCAAAAAAATAATCTCCAAATATCATTCATTACCTGAATTTAGTAATTCTGCTATAGCAGGATGTGGATTTTGAGAATATAATGCAGCTAAGAATATATTCGTATCACTATTTCCTTCTATAGGAAAACTACCGTCTCCTATTGGAACACCTTCAGTTACTGGTTCTGATGGTCTTTCTGTTGCACCAAAAACATTAGGTCTTTGAGACATTCCTTGTTGAGTAGGTACTGATATACCTTGATTGTTTGGTAATGGTGCAGCTTGTTGCTGTTCTACTAATTGTTTACCTTCACCATAATCTTGTCCAGGTATTCTACGAATAGGTTGTGTTGAACTAGCTGGTCCACCATCTGTTCTGTTTTGACCTGCACCTGCTCCAGGACCTGGTGCTGCTACTGGGGCTGGCTTTCTAGGTTGTCTTGCTCCGCCTCTACGACTCTTTGCCATTATAAAAATCCTTTGTTATTAATATAATTATACCTTTTTGTATATTTATAATTTCAGTTACATTTTCTGACAATATATCTAATTCATCAGTTACACCATATTCGTTATATATCATGTCCCAAAATTCTGTTTCTAAAAATTCATCCATTTTACATACCAAAAGCTTGTGCCATAGTTGGAGGTCCACCTTGTCCTCCCATCTGTTGTGCAAGTTGTTGTTGTATCATTGCTTCTTGTTCTGGTGACATCTGTGGTTCTTCAGGTGTATAGAATTGTTTCATAATATCAGTTATAGCAGATGGATATTCATATATAGCAATAGCAGCCATAGTTGCTTGTGCGTCACCTTGTGCTGACCTAGCTAATATAGAATCAAATAACACTTGTTCTGCTTTATTTTTTCTAATACGTTCTTGTACTTTAGCTATATTTTCTAAACCATCAATGTTATCTTGTAATGTTTCTACGTCTATAACACCTGCTTGTAGTAATTGCAAACCAGTTACAATTTTTTGTGGTTCATCAAATCCAGCCATAACACCATAGATACGTCTTGTTCTAAAGTCTCCACCTATATCTGCTAATGGAGAATAGTTTTCTGCAAAAGCAGAACCGTTAAAGAAACCTGCCATAGGTTTTTTAGAAATTTCTTGTGAATAAGATAACACTACATCTAGTTCTAAACGTTTAGCATCCATTTCAACAATAGCGTGTTTTACTATTTCTCTATACTCGTTAATCATTAATGACATTGCACCATTAAGTTCTTGTAATCCTGCACCAGTTACAAAAGAATTAGGTGACTGTGCATCATCAGTAACTGGATAACCACCTACTAATCTAAGCTGTCTTTCTAATCTATCTATTTGTTGAAACAACTGATACGGAATGTTGTTCATTGGTTTAGAAACCTGCGTACCTGGAGCTAGATAATTTACTGCAAATCTACCTTTTCTGTATTGTCCAGATTCTATCTCTCCTGATATGTTGGTTTCTGTAAATACG